ACCATCTAAATAATTTAATTCTGTTGTAGAAGCAGTAAGACCGTCTAATATATTTATCTCTGCAGTAGAAGCAGTAACACCATCTAATATGTTTAACTCAACAGCAGATGAAGTAACTGCGTTCAATTTCGTTAAATCGGATTGTGTAACCCCACTACTACTAATGATAGTAACAGACGCATCTATAGTTGCTCCTGTATGAACTGATGTAAAATTTGCCATTTCTTTTCCCTATTAATAATTAAAGTTATGAGGGGGAACTTAATCCCCCTCAATCTAACTCATTACGGGTTAACGAAGTTAACAACTGGTAATGAAGCACTTGATGCAGCGTGTGATAACACAGCTCCAAACAAGACATCTGCTACAACAGAAGTCGCTAAATGATCGATGTCATAAGCTGACTGCACTCTTGGTGCTATTTGTTGTGCAAAATAAATTCCGTTTCTATTAAAAATAGAACCAGATTCATCTCCAGTACCACCATCATCGTCCCAGTCTGTTGAAGCGATAACTGGCATACCGTAAATTTCCATAATGCTACCAGAAGCAAGTGGGTTAGCACCATCTCCTCGTTTTTGTGCTTCAGTGAAATCACCTAAGCCCATTAGGTTCATATACATAGCTGGTGAAGCATAAAAGAATGTTTCTCCATCTGTGTAGTCAAAACCTGCATCAAGAAGTTTTTGTAAGCCACTTCTAACTTCAGCAGTTGTTGGTGTATTGTCAGTTGCTAAAGAAACATCGTTTCCTGTAGCAGCTTGGATAATATCGACAGCTAAGTAGTTTTCTACTTTCTTAGCTAAAGCGTAACCCATTGATTTTGCATAAGCATTGAATAGGTCTGCAGATTCTTGAACTCTTACGATGTCCTCGATTCTTTTCGCTTCGTATTGGTGTTGATCTAATGATAATTGAATTACTCCGTCAGTATTAGCAGAATATGATACTGCAGTGTCAGCAGACTTTGCAGCAGCAGTTTCTTCAGCTACTTTAGGAATATTAAGTATGTCGCCACCATTTTGTACCATTGATGAAAAGTCTAATACTTGATTTCTTAACTGAAATTTTCTTTCAGCATAATCAAGAATCGCATCTCTCCACATTTCTGGTATAAAATTAGCAGCAGTTGTTGTAGTTACATTTGCCATTTTATGTACTCTCCTTAAGTTTTAAAAATGTTATTTTTTCTTAAGGTAATGACTTATTAAGTCCTTATGCGAGTCCCTACGCTTTGAATTATTATCTAACTCGTTGAAAGGGTTTCCTTTAAACTTTGTAACGGAAACTTTGTTCTCAACTTGTCCTACATTAACTCCAGCTCGTGTTTCAAATTCTGAAACTATGTCACGCAAAAGAGATAAATCATCTACCTTCTCAAATTTTTCTCTTTTCGTTTCAGGAATTTTACCCAGAAGAGAATCTCTTTCTTGAGTCACATACTGATTAAAAGATTCAGAAACTTCGCTAAACTTTGTTTCTAACTCTTTATTTTTATTCTGTTCTTCAATTAAGAGAGCTTTGTATTCGCCCTGCTCTTCTAAAGTCTTTTTACGCTGTTCTTCCTGTGCAGTAGCTACTTCTTGAACTTTTGATTTAAGATCATTTCGTTCTTTTACCAGCTCCTGAAAACGATAATATGGAACAGCTTGTTCTGTCTTTTTTTCGTCTTGACTGACTTGAGGTTCTTTTACAGCTTCCTCAATGGCTGTATTCTGTTCTAATTCAGACATTTTTACTCCTTAAGTGGATTATTATATGACATTAAGTTAATTATGAATTAAATTAATCACAATTAGAATGTCAAAGAAAATTAAAGAGTTTGAGTTCAAGCAAAAATGGTTCGATTATATGAACTATGTACCTCACGCAGGTCAGCGTAAATTACACTTTCCAGAGAAACAAGGTGCTTCTTATTTTGTAAATATTTGTGGTAGACGATATGGAAAAACTACTGCAGCGTATCGTGAAGCAGAATTTTATGCAGCACAACCGAATCAAAAGATTTGGCTTGTTGGATTATCTTATAAAAAATCAAGACTAATGTTTCGTGAAGTGTGGAAAGATATGGTAGCAGGGAAAGCAAACGATATTGAACGAGCATCAGAAAAAGAACAGTATATCAAATTCAAATGGGGAACAACCGTAGAAGGTATGTCTTGTGAAAATCCAGACTCTCTTGTTGGTGAAGGTGTAGACTTATTAATTATTGACGAAGCAGCAAAGATGCCAAGAAAGATTTGGGATATGTATTTATCTCCTACCCTTATTGACAGAAAAGGGAAAGCTATTTTTATTACTACACCTGAAGGGTTTAATTGGATATATGACTTGTACTTGTTAGGACAAACAGATGACAAATGGTATTCAGTACAATCTCCAAGTTGGGAAAACGAACACGCATTTCCAGAAGGCGAGAAAGATTCTTTCTTAATGGAACGAAAAAGAAATATGTCCAAAGAATTATTTGACCAAGAGTTTGCAGCCAAGTTTACTTCTATGGAAGGACGAGTATATCCATTTGATAGACAAAAAGATATGGGTGATGTTCCGTACCAGGAAAACCTACCTACTTATTGTTCAATGGACTTTGGATTTAGAATGCCATCAGTATTATGGTTTCAAACCTATAAGCAAGATGGTAATTGGCATATCAATATTATTGATGAAATTATTCACGAACGCAATATTCCAACTGATAAACTTGCAGAGATGATAAAGAAAAAGAATTATCCAGTGATTACTTATTATGGTGATCCAGCAGGTAGTTTCGTTCAAGGACAATCTGGTATGGGGGATATTCATATCTTTAGAAAGCACGGAATTTTTGTAGAGTATCGTATGGATAAACTATCCAGAGATATACAATCTGGTGTGAGTTATTGTCGTAGTTTTTTTGAAAATGCAGATGGATTACGCAGAATTAAAATAGATAAAAGATGTGTAGGTATTGCAGAAGATTTCGAGGGATATAGATTCCCAGAAGCAGTAGAAGGGAAAGCTATCTCTAACAATCCAATCAAAGATGGATTCTATGAACACGGTTGCGATGCCTTCCGATATTTTATATTGAATAGATTTCCAATTAGAAGTAACTTCATTGGAAGAATATCACGATAAAAAGGAATACTTTGATGGTTTTAACAGCACGAGAAATTATACAAGACTCATTAACTAACTTTAAAGAAGAACAAGCGAAAGCTCGTAGAGAAGAAGTAAGAAAGTTTTTAGACTATTATTCAGGTTCTTTAACCGAACAATACATCGAAGGATATTTTAAATCTGACGCATTCCAAGAGATTCCTCATTACAATACTAACATCGTGAAAAAATTCGTCAATCGTATGTCTAAGATTTATACTATCGGTGCTAAAAGAAATGTAAGCGATAGATATTTAGATTTAACCTCTGTAAAAAATGCTCGTATGAAACAAATGGAACGAATGACTCGTTTACTTGGATCTACTGCAACTTATGTAATGTATGATGAGTTAGAAGAGCGATTTGAATATCGTCCTATTTATTATTTTGAACCATACTTTGGTGACAATCCATACAGACCTGAAGCTATTGTATATCCAATGATGCACGGACACGCAGACTTATCTGACACAGATGAGCTAATGTATGCTTACTGGGATAGCGAATTACATTTAAAGTTCAATGAGAATGGTGATATTCTTGAAGAAGTACAGCACAACTTAGGTGTATTACCTTTTGTATTTACACATAGAGAAGAGCAATTAGACTCTTTCTTTGTTGAAGGTGCATCAGACTTAGTATCTGCTAATGAGCATATCAATATTACAATGACTGAAATGCAATTAGGACTACGATTCCAAATGTTTGGACAACCAGTAGTAACTGGACTTATTTCTGATAATAGCAATGTAAGAGCAGGATCAGATGAAATTTTAACTTTACCTGAGGGAAGTAATTATAATATTGTATCGCCAGAAGGTAGAGTGCTTGATGTAATTGAAAACATCAAATGGCAAATAGAATTAGTAGCGTTAAACAATCATCTATTCGTTACTTTCGCACAATCAGGTGGTGAAGTACCAAGTGGTATATCGCTAATGATTAAAGACTTAGAACGCCACGAAGATTTTATCGATGATAAAGAATTATATCGTCAATACGAAAAAGACTTTTATAGAGTAGAATATGCTCTATCACAAATCAATAATCTTGGACTACCTGAAGTATCACAGTTTAAAGTTGATTTCTCTGAAGTTGAATATCCAATGACTACACAAGATAAGATTATGTTAAATGAGTACAAATTAAAACATAACTTAACTACTCAAGCACAATTATTAGCTGAAGAAAACAAAGATTTAAGTGTTGAAGATGCAAGACAAATCATAGAAGCTAATAAATCAGTAAATGGAGCAGAGGTAGTCGATGCTGAAACTCGAAGAGATTAAAGTTAATTTTAATTTTCATAAAGTAACTGGTGCAGCATTCGATATGAATATCCTTGCATCTATAGAAAATATGGTTCAATTCGCCTTTAGAAAAGTCAAAAACACATTTCGTTTTCAAAAAGATATTAATGGAAAGAAATATGCTCGTTCCACATCTGGATATTTAAATATGAAGCACAACTTTAAAAAAAGTAAAATCCAATCTAATAAAATTATGACTGATACCGGTAGACTTGAAGGAAGCATAGAATATTCCATCGATAGAAAAAATTTTTATGGATATGTAGGTACTGACCTTGTTGAGTACGGACAACACTTAGAGGATAATATATCTGGGGTTGTTAGAGATAAAGGTGTATACAAAGGATATATGGGAGATTTCGCACCAGTTCCACAAAGAAAATGGTTTTTTACCTCTAATGAAGAAGCATTTGAAATAATGGAAAAAAAGATAGATAAGGAAATAGATGCTTTTTTTGATGAATTAATAAGGAATCTTTCTACAAGTGAGCGTAAATTATAATATGGACGACTTAATCAAAGAGATATATAAAATGGTAGCAGAGATACGAAAAATATCTGAAGCCAATAACGATTTACTTGGTTTTATCTGTACCAAAGTTGCACCTAATAAAAAAATGTATCAGGAAGATATTAGTGTTGATGATGTGATGTCTATTTCTATGGAAATGTCAGAAATATTTGAAAAATACGATGTTATGCCTGAGGATTATGGCGTTGCTTAGATTCTAATTCTGCTAACTTCTCTAACCACTTACGCCTTTCACTATTTGTCGGACGCCTTGATGGCAATGGATCTAACCCTACTTTCTTAGCTCTCTGCAATAAAGCATATCGTGATGCTCTATCCTCTCTTTTCTTTTGTCTTGATGGTGGTTTACCTTCTTTAATTCTTTGAACTGCTTTCTTTTCTTTTATATCTCGCTTTTTTGGTTTGTCGTTTATAGGATTTCTTTCTGGAAGCGTATCCAGTATTTCTGTAACCTCTTCGCTTTCGGCGTCTATAATCTCATCAGCGTCTATTTGTTCAGCTTTTAAGAACTTTTCAAATGGACTATCTACGGTTACATTGATGTTTTTAACCAGCTTTCCTGAATGTTCTAATACCAGACGCCCTGCCTGGACATTCCCTTCAACAGCTTCACGAATCATACTGTTTAATACCATCGGTAGCTTAGCATTAAAAGACACCATATACTTTTTATAATACATATCAACAAAACGATCATCAGCAAACCAGGACTGAATAGTGCGTGGACTTACTTTTAATTGCTCGGCTATTTGTTTTTTGTTTAGCTCTGGATTATGAATCAATAAATCAATAGCAGCAAGTTGATTGGCTTTCTTTAGTTCGATATTGCTCACTTGCCTTGTCCTCTGTATTTCTTTTTATAATACTTCTTAGAACCTTTTGTCCCGTATTTAGTATTCGTGCTTTTACCTTGTCGAGTTTTTTTAGCACCATTAGACTTTACGGTGCGATCGTTGAATAATGACTTTCTCATTTCTTGTAGACTTTTTCTGCTCCTGCGATACCAAATGAACCGAGTGTAACCCAGACGAACGAGTTATAGATGTAGTCGTTGACCA